GTGAACGATGACATGGCCTTGCTGATCGCAACAGGCTTCATGAAACCAGAAGTGGTATTCTTGGGACGATTCGGATTCTTGCGTTTTTGCTTCATGGCACGGGTCGTATCCTTCTTGAGCTGCTTAAAAGATTTATTAAGTGACCTCAAGAATTTGACGCCCCCGCGACTCTTGGTATCAGAGGCGGAACGAATATTCTCGATTTCGGATTCAACCGTAGCAATGATGGCGTCAAAATCCCTGATCACACTTTCGCGATCAACTTGGCGGCGCTTTTTCTTAGGCTTCTCATCGGTAACAAGTTCAGGTTTCTCTGTGGCCTCGATGACCTCCTCTACAGGAGTCTGAGGAACGACCTCTTTCTTCGCTGTGGATTTTGTTTTTTTGGTTTTCGCCCTTTTAGTTACCTTTTTGGCTGGCGCTTCTACGGCTTGTGTCACATCGACAACTTCCTCAACCGGAGTTTTCTTAGTCTTTTTCGATGTCTTTGTCTTCTTTTTGGAAGACTTATCCTTGGACGATTTTGATTTCGTTTTTGAAGTTTTGGTTTTAGTCGGCATTTTCTATTTCGGCAATCTATCTTTAAGTCGACGTTAAAACTTTGAGGTTATTTAGCCTTAAAATTTTTTTTAAAAAAAATTTTGCATTTAGAATCATTTCCGTAAAAGAAATGAGTCACGTTATAATCGGAAAGGCGGTCCTTGAAACCGCACCTGAAGTGTTCGATATACCGAGCTTAATTGAGATCGCTCAGAGAAAGGTGAGATATCTGAATCTAGATGCCGAAACTCTTTGGAAGATCCTTCCTGAACTCGTTGAACTGAACGAAATGATAGGTATGAAGGAGCTGAAGACGACTTTGTTCTATCAGATTGTTTACTATCTGCAAAATATGCACAAAAAGGGTAACAATGAATATTTGCACGCTGTCATAACAGGACCTCCTGGTACGGGAAAAACGTCAGTTGCACAGATCATAGGTAACATCTATAAGAAAATGGGTATTCTTTCGTCGAATGCCAAATTCACTTTAGCGAAAAGAGAAGACTTTATCGCTCCATATCTAGGGCAGACAGCTATTAAGACTAGGATGTTGCTTGATCAATGCGTTGGTGGTGTTTTATTCATTGACGAGGCATATGCACTGGGACCGGGACAAAAAGACAAGGACAGTTTTTCCAAAGAAGCCATCGACACGCTGAATGCATTCTTGTCAGAACACAAAAACGACTTTTGTTGCATCATTGCTGGGTACGAGGAAGACATCGAAAGATGCTTTTTTAAGATAAATCAGGGCCTCGCAAGAAGATTTCAGTGGGTCCATCGCATAAGCGAATATAGCAGCTATGAGCTGGCACTCATCATGGAAAAAATGATTGAGGAGATCAAATGGGAGATCAATGTGACAGCCGAGGGGCTCGCAGAGTTCATCACGGAAAACAAAAAATATTTTAAGAACTTTGGTGGTGACATTGAGACTTTTTTGTCAAAATGCAAAATGGCCCATGCGCGACGAGTATTCTCACTTGACGAAAGACACAGGTTCGTTTTGCTGGCGGAAGACTTGAAACAAGCGAAGACCTTGCTGGAACAAAATCGTCTCGAAGGTGATGAAGAAGAAATACCTTTCGGATTATACATCTAAAAAAGGAAGTGCACAGATAAATGTACTTTACCCTTATTTTCGTGTTACTAGCGACCATTAATGCCGCCAAGATACCTCAAGGTGGACTTTATACGCGGATAGAACCATACCGGGTGTTAGGGAGTATTCAGAACTACCTCGACGACAACGGACTTCACAATTGTTTTGGGAGGCGAATAGACCGGAGGCTTCTAATTCTAAAATGTTGGGACATGGACGAAGGACTGGTGGATGTTCACATTGAAACTAGACCCACCAGGAACTATCAAGTCGCCTACATTTAGGTTTAAACGACTGAGCCGATAATAGAAAAATGGCGGATCAATCAATTAGAATACTCGCGGTATTCAAAAAGCAGTTTATTAAATTCTTAGACGAGCTGATTGCCCAGTTCCCACGGGAACCTGACTTAGTCATTGTGAGGATTTTCATGAAAGACCAAGTACCCGTTGCGGATGTCATGTGCCACATTATTTGCGAAGTTTTACCACACGAAGAAGCCATCTCTCAACGGAAAGAAGATTTCTTTCTAAAAGACAACGAACTTTTCAGAGAGCTTAACCCAGATACTGTGATACACTTTAAACGTCTTTGGACCTCGAAAAATCTTGAAGCGGACGATCGAGATGCTATCTGGAGATGGTTTGACGCATTTATCATGCTCGCTAAAAAATACCAAAAAGCCATTGGCACTACTCAAATTAGTCGAAACACCATGGGAGGATATATCCTACAATAGTTTTATCATCATGTATGAATAATAAAACTAAAACTCTGGAATCACAAAAGCGTCCGTAATGTGTATCAGCGCATTCGCAACAATAAGATCTGGCCTAATCACGCGAGAAGTATTGTTCAAGATTAACACTTTATCGCAATAGTTTGTATATATGGGCTGACCTCTAATTCTTGTGTCTAACTTCATAGCTCTGCTACTAATAAGTTCCTTATAATTGATGAGTCTAGGTAAGCAATTGTACGAGATAGTTTGTCTCGCTTGATGTTTCTCCATGTTTAAGAAGACATTCTCGGGGAACTTCTTAAGGAGAAGTTTGTCATCTGGAACAAACACAGTAACATCCGCTTGAATATCGTTAAATATCTGGTCCATTTGCGCAGTCCTTACGAGATGTAAGAAAACTTTGTGGTTGTCCGCTTGATGTAAATAGTCTAACAATGAGCCCGGATTAATCGGAACTCCCCCTGAGTTCCCAGGAGGAGCTATTCTATCATATGTGTAGGTCAAATTTAGACCTGGTATGACTGGTGCGAAGTATGCCATTTTAATTTAGGTTAGATTTTTTAATTCATAATAAATGAATAACGGTTTAGCAGTTAATCAAATTCACGGTCCAGGATTAGGAAACAAAACGGGTATTTTTGCATGGCCTTTAGCTGCATGTTCTGGAAAAGTCGAAAACGGTAAATTTGTTTCTCTTTCTGTTGATGAAGCCAAAGAAATAATGGCTAGATACAAAAGACAAAGATCGGATATTGTAGAGTTCTTTGAAGACCCGAGATCAGATAACTGGGTCATTGTTATAATTGTAGTTATTTCTGTCGTTTTAGCGATCCTCACAATTTCTTTTTTGTAAAATGAAAAAAGCCATCAGATGATGGAACATAAAATGGAGGAAACTAAGATTCTACGAGCTCAAGTACCGATGAAACCGAAGGACCTCGCTCAGGATCCCAAAGCATATATCAAGAAAGCATTGATGCGAATAAAGGCTCAATTGACAACACGAGAATCCGGACATGTCATTGATGTCGTTTCTATTTTACATTACCGAAACGTAATATCTAGAGTGACAGAAGACATCCTTTGGCTAGTCATATATGAGGCGCTCGTAGTGAACCCGAAGGTCTCTCAAGATCTAATGGTCACAGTGAACATGGTACTGGTTGCGGGGATATTATGTAGTTACCACGGAATTAAGATTTGGGTGCCTTGCCATTTAGCCAACGGGTACAAATTCATAAGTAATACTTTTAAAAAAGGTAACGATGTCATCAAGGTGTCAGACACCATCCAGGTTAAAGTATCAACGGTTAGATATGACCAAAAAGCTTTTTCGTGTATCGCCCGGTTAACGTAATTTTGCATTGCTACAATACAAAATAAGTTAGAGACACAAGGACTATTGCTAAATGTGTGGAATATTCTTTGTACAGACTAGAACAGGATTTGAACGGATACATCGGGATGGACTCAAGGGCGTTCTCGATGCTTTCTATAGTTTCAAATATAGGGGACCGGATCGTAGCAAGCACAAACGTCAATACTTACAAACAGACGTTGCTGCCGACGAGCAGTTTATCGGGTTTCATCGCTTAGCGATTAATGGTACATCTCCCGTGGGAGATCAACCAATTACGTGTTATCCACAGAAAGGAGAGGTTTTGGACGTCATATGTAATGGTGAGATCTATAACTACCGAGCATTAGCTGAGGAATTCGACATTTCACTATCAGAAGGTTGTAGCGACTGTGAAATAATCCCCAAATTATATTTGAAAATCGGAATGCAAGAGACGATCAAAAGACTTGATGGTGTTTTTGCATTCATTTTGTCTCATAAGGGAAAGATCTATATCGGTCGAGATCCCATTGGGGTGCGCCCGCTGTTCATGTTGTGGGGTACCCACGACATAGTGATCAGTTCCGAGGCGAAGGGATGCGAAGGCTTCCTCATTACGGGTAAAGTTGAGCAAGTAAACCCAGGAACACTCACAACGATGAACATTAGTGGTGAAACGGCCACATCTAGCGTCTACAAGTGGTGGTCGTCGCAAACCAATCCATATATAGAGGCCACGATCGGTAAAAGGGTACTAGTCAATACTCTTTTTGACTTACTCAACAAGGCTACTGAGAAACGTCTCATGAGCGAAAGACCGATTGGCTGTTTACTATCAGGAGGCCTTGACAGCAGTATCATAGCAAGCATCCTCTCTAGGAAGATAGAGAACCTGCGTACGTTCTCTATCGGCTTTGCTGAAGACTCCACAGATCTAAAAGCGGCAAGAAAGGTAGCTAGCCATCTAAAAACGGATCACACGGAGATTGTGATTCCTTATGAAGAAGCGTTGGGAGCGATTCCGACCGTAGTCAGAGTGACTGAAACATATGACATCACCACAATCCGAGCCTCAACCGGGATGTATTTGTTAAGCAAATGGATTTCGGACAACACTGACATTAAAGTGCTTTATTCCGGAGAAGGATCTGACGAGCTCTTTTGTGGATATCTCTACTTTCACAATGCACCGTCAAATGAGGACTTAGAATCTGAATCGACGAGATTGGTACACGAGCTCCACCTGTATGATGTTTTGCGAGCTGATAGGACTACGGCGGCTCACGGACTGGAGCTCAGAGTTCCTTTCTTGGATAAAGAGATCATTACCTTCGCTTCCTCACTAAAAGGATCTGTTAGGCATCCCATTCAGCTTGATGAAGAGCCGGAAATCCGAAATATGGAAAAATTAATATTAAGAAAAGCGTTTGAAAATTATCTACCGGAAGAGATCGTTTGGCGCAGAAAAGAAGGTTTTAGCGATGGAGTTAGTAATTTGCAAAAACCTTGGTACGCCTACATCCAGGAGTCTCTTGAAGAAAAATTTCCCAATTTGTCTCCAGTAAAGCGCGAAGAAGCTTATTATAGACAACTCTTTGGTGAACATTTCCAGAATTTTTCAAATCCCATCCCTCGCAATTGGATGCCGAGATGGACAGATGCTTCAGACCCGTCGGGGAGGGTTATTGGTGCATTTGATGAGCAATGAGTTTTATTGTCAAGGACTATAAAACTATTTTTTACGCATGGAACGATTTTTCTGCATTTCGTTTTTTGGACGAGAATCTTTCCACCCTGACGTCTTCTTCGTTCTTTTCCGCCCATTCTGACCCTTTTTGTTTTTTCCATATTTGTTGTTATTCTTTCGACCATTTCTCTGATCCCGATTACGACAAGGCCTTCCATACTTAATAGGAATGGCACCCGGTGGTGGATAATCCTTGAGGTTTCCAAAAATTTTGGGGACCACTTTCTCTTCTATAACGGAGATTTGTTTGTCCTTCCCCTTCTCTTTACATGTATACTTCCAAAATTCATTGTTATGGTCTTCGTAGACATGGATTAATTGTGTTCCACGTCTGGATCTGTCAAAACAAAGCGAGGGTTCATCCTTCACTGGTGGTTTTAACCCGTAAAAACACACTCCGCGCCATTTGTATGCCTTATTGTTGTTCATGTTCTTCAAGTTCTGCTTCATGTAATCGGGTACAGTGTCGACGGCTCGATAGAGCTTGTTTTTGTATATTCGATGTTTCTTTTTGTCCCAGTTGTGAGCTCTCCGCTCTTTTCGACAACCCTTGTATGTGGCATCCTTCTTTTTCTGATCTGAGACGGTTTGTCGCGCCTTTGCGACGTTTTTTAACTTTTCGTGTTCATAGTATTTTTGGGAATTTACATGTCTTTCTTCACGTAATGATTCTAAGAACGGACGTGAATCTTCCCTAAGAGATCGCAATTCTTCCACGGCTTCATCTAGACCTGTTTTAATCGCCGTTAGCTTCTCATTTGCTTTGGCGATGCGTTGATCAGAATCAGAATTTTTAAGTAAAGCTGCTATTCTAGTCTGCCGCTTCTTCTGAGCTTCTAGATGAGTGATTCTGTCACATATTCTATTACGGATAATTATTAAGTCTTGATTATCCATTTTCTTTATATGTCGTGTTAAAATATTAAATCGGTTTGAATAAATGGACAAGTTATCCACCGAATTAAGAGAAAAAATAACCAGTCGTCCACTAAAAACGCTGGTGGATGATGCCGATGATCAAGATCCAGACACTACTCGTTGGCGCCGCAGAATGTTTGTCTACGTCGTGGCAAAAGACATACCTGTCAACTTTGACGGTAGGAAGATTTGGAAGGGTTATCTAAGCGAAATAGGAAACCAAGGATCTTGTGGTAGTTGCTGGGCGTGGGCTTCGTCTTCCGTCTTAGCTGACAGAATAGCTATAAAAAGTCAAGGCAAAATTAAAGTAACTCTGTCACCGTTATACCTGGTGATCTGTGATTTGCGAGGGATGTTGAGAAATTCGCATCTATTCGACCTGGACAGCATTCCAGGAATTTCCGTCACAGATGAGATACTCACAAATTTACTTTCTGCCGGCCTTGGGGAGGCCGGATGCCATGGAAACACGTTGATGGATGTGTGGAAATGGCTCTCTCTCCGTGGTACTCCCACGGACAAATGTCTTTCATATGAAGCTCAAAAAGATGACGAATTTATCAGTCTGACCGAGTATAAGACCGACGATCAACTCCCTCTATGTACAGAGATTTCCGGCCCCACTTCCGACATGTGTGGAGATTTCACGATAGACAACAATACGGGTCGACAATCAGGACGACCAGCCCGATTCTATAGATCAATCTGTTATTACTGTATTCCCGGAACTGCGTCACAAGGAGGTTCAGAAGACAACATCAAGACAGAGATACTTTATAACGGTCCCGTGACCAGTGGAATGCGTGTTTATCCCGACTTTTATGAGTTTGATGCCAAACACAGTATTTATGGACCTCAAGCGGATCAGCCGCGTGTTGGTGGACATGCTGTTAGAATCGTTGGATGGGGGTCGAAGAACGGTGACAAATATTGGATAATTGCAAATTCATGGGGTACTTCGTGGGGAAGGAATGGATATTTTTACATGGAAAGGGGGAAAGACGCGTGTGGAATTGAAAGTAACGTGACCTCCGGATTACCCGATCTCTTTTATCCATCGGGAGCCATTTTCCCCGAAGAAACTTATCGATACATCGACGCGATGAATGGTGGAGAGAGGGATACTCGTCTGTCGATCGATTACGGAGCTAAGGACGAATTTAGATCGGGAGGTATAGACCCACGAACAGGATACTATAGAAGAGCCCTCTATTCATACACTGGGTTCGACTTCTCGCCGCCAATTGACATTGGAAGCTTGCTGAAGCTTCTTACCAATCCCATGCATGCTTATCAGGATTCCAGGAGCTTCGCTGAGCGCTTTACTCAAGTTTTTCCGACCATGCCTCCCGAAGAAGTGTTTTTGATAGCATTCATCAGCATCTCAGCTATTTGCTTGATTTACATGTGCATCTCACGCGGATGCGTGCGAGGACGAAAAGACTAAAATTGACACAATCGAGATCTATAAAAGTTGTTCGTCTGGGCCAGACGAAGGATCTTGGAGCTCCTGAATATATCGATGCGGCAGAAAATCCTGCGTGGACCTCTGATTCACCAATTAGAGATGAATTTTGCCTTACACGTCGCTGGAGATATCTACAGAGATCCTCCTACGCTAAGATTCGAGAAAGATTCGTCTGGGCCAGCCGAAGGATGATATCATCTCTTAGTATGTCCTGGAAAGCTTCGGGAATCCCAGAGATGATATCACAACAACGAGAACGTTTTCCGTGCAAAATAGTGGTTCTTAAAGTCTGCTCGTCTGGACCAGCCATGTCACGAGACCATCTCTGGAGCCACATAGAAGAGTCTGTGGTTCGTCAACAGTCATTTAATGAATTTTGACTCAAAAAATGCAATCTTTGCGATAATGCTATCTAAAAATGCTGTACTCGCGTAGAAACTAAGATCCTTCGTCTGGGCCAGACGAAATTGTTCAGGGGACCTAGGCGACTTTAGATTGCACAGGATCTGTATGAATTGTCATAAAGATATACTAGAACAGTTTTTATTAGTCAGACGCTAATAAAAAACTTAACCCAATTTAATCTCTCGAGGGCCCAAATCTCTTTTAATTCGATCCATTGAATGTTGACATTGATACTTGAACAAGAACGTTCCTAAGTTGGCCCAGTCGGGCGTTCCACAAAATGGAGCTTCCGGCAACTCATAAGCAAACGTTGTGAACAATTCTCGCACTCTCTCATGGTTGAGGCAACTTTTGTCGTATTGCTCGGGTAAGTTGTCAATACTACCGTGCTGAGTTATCAAACTGTAAGAAGTAATGGAGCCGATCTTTGGTATATTCGAATTGTAGTCAGTGCCACACATGATGCACATATCTCTGAAAGATTCCATTGTCATCGAAAGGCAAGATAACGCATCTTCTATTTTCAATGACACACACGTACCCCGAGCGGTATCGACTTTATGAAGCAGATTGGGGGTCCCGTATGCAAGAACATCCGTGTCTTCCGACATTACAGCATCAACAAGGCCGTGGAGAGCCATGAATGAACAAAGAGTTTCGGCTTCTGTATCCGATGTACAGAAGGGGACCCCCAATACTGTAAGCAATTCTTGGCTTTTCACTATGTCTTCAACAGTGAGCGAGATTATCTGATTCCTTAGTCTTTCGAGATATTTTTCCAGATAGACAATATCTATTCTGTCGGTATTTCTCAACAACCTTCTGATCTTTGAAGGACTGTTCCGACGCCTCTTAAGAGCGTCTGTCAACACCTGTTCGATCTCTCCGCTATTCTTATACTTGCGAATCGCGTATTCGACAGATGCAACTTTTTCCCGGAGCTTATCTTTTGCTCCAGCGCGTCTTTCTTTTTCAGCAAGTTTCTCATCGGGAGGTTTACCGTCGAAGACAAAGAAACAATGTACGTCGTTCCGACGTAAGCACATTATTAGGTTCAACAATGCACTAAGCCATCTTTTTCCAGCAGCCGCCTTGTACTTATATAGATAAAGACTCGCATCAATGGCCACTTTTTTAAAAGCATATACTTTGAGGTTCTGTTCCTGATATGCCTCTTCTGCATATTTACGAAGAACTTTGTGTAGATTTTTAATACCCATTTTAATTGATGGTTAAAAATCTCTAAATTTTCAGTTTCCAATAAATGGAAATAGTCGTTCGAGAGAACGATAAATCTCACACATCACCGACACTTAAAAAAGTCAGAAATTGTAGTGTATGTGATCAGGACTCTCATTTCTTGATTCCAGAACGGAGTCTGGATTGCGGATTCCTGTATCCCATATGTGAGAGATGCTTAAACGATCATCTAGTCTTTTATCCAAACATGCTTCGAAAAATTAGAGCAAGAGAAATCCGTGGTAAATAAAGATGATTATCCGACACAGGTTACGAGATGCTCAATTTGAAGTGCGCGAACTCGTTAGACTTCTTGAAGAAGCTAAATTGCGCGAAAAACAGATTTTGAGGGATATGGGGCACCAGAGCTGGAGAGAATGGTTGTGGGAGTGGGTCTTTGGATTTTAAAGAGTTCGCAACAGTAATAAATGAACTGGGCAAGCATAGCAAGCAGACAACAAAGTCCGGAGGTTGTTAATATCACTAAAACTCCAATTCAACATGAAAAACCACAAACTCAACTTCGACAACGTGACACACGAGTTCGAACAAACTTGATTTGTATAAATGGAAGAGCTAGGTTTGAAGAATGGGATGAACAATTTTATGATTATTGTCATGATTTATGGATGATGTTGGGCGTGGTTGCAGACGATCACGATTTGATTCTCGACACTGATGACGACGATCTATTCCAAGAATTTAGACACTTTATCTATACCAAGTCATCTAAGTATATAACTCCAACTAGAAATGAGTTCTGACGAAGATTCTGACGTTATTAAGGACGATCCAGTAAACATGACTCGCATGGTAATAGAAACAGGTATTGATTGGGCCATCGAGTTTGATAATTATTGTCATTCGAAAGATCTGCTCATAGGTGAGAAAATGATGCTTGATGATGCTATAAATTTCATGAAATTTTTATTTATGAAAAAATCTTAAAATCTATCAGATTTTAAGATATCCCAACAAACGCATCAGACGAGATGTTTAATCGTCTAATGAAACTGGATCGCCCAACTCGTTCTCATCATTCTCCTCTTTGTCATCGCTGTCATCATTCTCCTCATTTTTCTTCTCGTTATCTTCGTTCTTTTCGATTTCTTGAGGTTCGTCATCGATTTCTTGAGGTTCGTCATCGAGTTCTTGAAGTTCTTCCGCGATATCAGCGTCACTGATATCACTAGAGACTGAATGCGCTTCTTCGACAACAACTCGATCGTTTTGGTCGTCGTCTCCGGACATACCTGCGACCATCATGCTTGACATCATCGGTGCTATCATGTTCATCACACTAGACAGAGGATTTTCTTGTGGCTTAGGAGGGGGTGGGGCCCGTGGAGGTGGGGTCCCTGTCACGGGGGACGACTCGGATACCATCTGAACCCGATGGCTAATCTCGTTCCTGACCTGCGGTGGCATAACTTTCACTACTTCCTGTAAGACCGTATCAAGTATCTTGATCTTCTTGTTTTGTTCTAGAATTACCCTCTCGAGCTGACCCACTTTAGCAGCAGTGGAGGAAAGCTTAATTTGGAAGTATACAAACATACCCACTATAACTACTATCTCTCCTACTATGTGGAAAATTTGAGATTTTTCTAAAGGCATTTTACTAGTGACCTTGAATGTTTAAACGGTTTTCAAAATACGGAAACAAAATTCCAGCCAAGCGTCGAAAACAATTCTCTGCATATTTCATCATGATATGTCTTTCGTTCAACCGTTTTTAATATATTAAATTCGGAAATGTCACATGGATGGCTGTGTTTTGTTAGCAATTGATACAACACATATTGATTGTTAATGAAGTTTTTCCGAGCAGCTCCCATAACGGCCGAAGCCTTGCGATTCTTGTAGGTTTTCTCGTATGTTTCAACTAGTTGATCAAAATCGCTCAGAATTTCCTGTTCTAGATGCGAGATATCCGGGGGCTTGATGGAAGTCAAATTGTAGTGAATCAGGACGGCATCTTCATAATGCTTTGCATGTTTCGTTTCTTTCAAAAACAGCAAAATATGTTCTTTAGTTATTTTGGAAAACCTTTCGATTTTGTCACTCGACTTGATCAAAAGTCCGTGTTGATCAAATTCGTGAATCAGATCGTCATAAACTCTCTGAGGAATTGTACTATTTTGTTTCCCTTGATATTGGTTCATGCAGTCCCTAAAATGTATGCGTTTGTCGTAAGTGTACTTCGAACCAACGTTAACACGCTCTGCGTCCTTATAAGAAGAAGATGAAGCTTTCATCATAATTTCGTCACCACATGTCACACAAACCATAAATCCATCCGTTTCTAATAACCTGGAACTTTCGCATTTGCTACAAGTCTTCTTGCTCTCACCGACACTGGCGGTACACGAAACGTTGATATTTGGAATAAAGTTCTGAGCTATTCGTAAATAGTTCTGAATCAAAGGAAGCTTCTCGTCTTCTTGTGCTTCTACTACTCCCATGAAAGACACTTTTTTCGGTTTTCGCAGTATCTTCGTGTAGTTTACCAAAATTTCGGCAGTTTCCATTACATAAAAATCCTCAGTTTTGCGAGATTCTATCTCACTAATTCTTTTTTTAACAATGGACTGTTCTTGTTCGAGATTCTTTCGGATGCTAAATTGAAGATTTAGGGCTAATACTTGTTCAGTGGCAATTAGTCGTTCTTTGTAGGTTTCTAATTTTCCCCTTTCTTCTTCAAAATTTTTCATGACAGTTTCATGAATTGACAGGATATCTACCTCTGTACTAGCCATTTTCAATTGATTGCGTGTGTTTAAGTTGGTGGTCTTATTGGCTCTATAGATCAGAATGAACGAAGAAAATTTAAAAATATTTTCTCGCTTCATATAAAATGTCTACTAACATCTGTACGTCAAATCTTACATCTGGCTTCATCGATCTTGCTACTTACGATGAACAAGAGAAATACATGTACGGCGGTCGCTACGCGACTGCTTACTTCGTCCGCGAGACTCGCAAGTCTACTTGGTTCACACAGGTCCCTGTTGTCCTGAGCAAATGCAGTGGCTCCCCCGCTTTTGGAAGTGAATGGTCGGTCCAGATCTCCCGCGCTGGTGACTATCTCCTTCAGACATGGCTTCGCGTGGAGCTTCCTGAGGTTTGCATCACCAATAACCTTGAAAATGCTGGTCTCGGAGGCAATCCAACTTATATTGGATGTGTCGCGACTCGTTGGACTCGTAATATTGGTCACGCGCTTATCCGCGAGGCTTGTCTTACATTCAATGATCTTGTTGCTGCTCGCTTTGACAATTACCACTTGGACTTCTGGGCCGCTTTCACCACCCCGGCATCCAAAAAAGTTGGTTACAACAATATGATCGGTAATGTCGGTCAGCTCATCGGTATGGGTAACGTGCACGCGCTTCCGGCTGCTGTGCTAAACGTGCCTCTTCCTTTCTTCTACACTCGTGACAGTGGCGTTGCTCTTCCTACCGCGGCGCTTCCTTACAACGATATGCGCATCCAGTTCCAGTTCCGTAATCTTGGTGAGCTCCTTATCGCCGATTGGTGCCAGCAAGGTTCTGTTGCCGCGACTCCGGTTGACGTGGCTGTTGGTGGAGGTTTCTTCATCACTCTTGGTCAACAATCGAGTCTCTGCCTCGACCAGTCCACGATTAGCCAGCTTCCATCGATCGCAGGTACACAGAACGCCTCGGGGGTCATCGTACCAGGTACCGGAACCAATGCCTCTGGAAACTGGGCCTTCTGTAATGGTGAGCCTAAACTCGGATCCGTCAATGTGTGGGCCAATTACGCCATTGTCTCCAACGACGAGCGTAAACGCATGGCATGCGCCCCGCGTGATATCCTCATCGAACAGGTGCAGACCGCTCCTCCTTGTGGATTCAACCCGCGCAATGTCAACACTCCAGAGCAGTACGACATTCGTTTCTCCCACGCAATCAAGGTTCTCTTCTTCGCTGTGCGCAACAAGACCCTTCCTTGTGAACATGCCAACTACACTTCGTCCCCGGCGCAGCCTGTGCTCGGATGTGTTGCTCAGCAAAGTCTTAACGGCGCTGGTGGTACGATCCTTAACACGGCTAGTTCGTTCGACCCTGTTGCGGCTGCTTCTCTTCTCTATGAGAACACCTACCGTCTCGCCAACATGGGCTCTGACTACTACTCACTCGTTGAGCCGTACTACAAAGCTCCTACCATCCCAGAGCGCACCGGTTTCCATATGTACTCGTACTCTCTTGACTTCTTCAATCTCGACCCAATGGGTTCCACCAATTACGGTAAATTGACGAATGTTTCCTTGTACATCAATCCTTCCCAAGCTGCTGTCGATGCCGCATCGGCTGCTACTCTCCTTGTGCCACAGACTGGCCAGTTCGCGGCTGCGTTCGCAAACCCTGCTGCTTTCGATCCAACTGTGTACTGTATTAATGGCTTCGCTTTCCGCTCTGCCTGCGCAAGCAACGCACAAGCCACCGATCCACAGGGGCAAACCGTCACCGTGTATAACTACGCAATCTACTGTGCTCAGCAGTCGTTCGAGTTCGTTGTCACGGCAGTGAACAACAACATCGTCCGCATTAGTGGTGGTGCACTCGGTTTCCCAGTGCTCTAAGCAGGTTACCTTTACAAAATTTATTTATCATATCTCATACTGAAATATGATGTAAAGAAAATTATTTGTTGTTAACCGGATGCGTCGGCAAGTTCTTCCCGTATTTGCAATACCACCACTAACTGCTGTTATCATGAATGATGATAAAGTTAACTTTCTAGTTTAAGGATTCGGCTTCTAAAGAATGATATATGATCATTCTTCCCTTAGTCTTCAGGCCACTTTGCCCGAGCGGTCTAAGGGGGAGGCCTTAAGAGCCTCTGGACAGAAATGTTCGCGCGGGTTCAAGTCCCGCAGGTGGCAATCATTTATCTCCCCGGAGATAAATGCAAATTTATTAGCTACGTCTATATGTCCTCTTATTTCTTTTCACAAAATGATTGGTATCAATTAACAAGTCAAATAGACAGTCCAAGCATAGTCGTTCCCTTCGGTGACCTTCTATCTCAGTTCTTTCGCATACGTCACAATCATAATATTTTTTACGTTGCCAGTCAATACATTCAAAGTCTCTATTCGAATCGGTATTCAGTGCCAAATACAGAGGATCTAAAAATGTGGCTTCCTCGAACTTTATTACACCAAGTTCGCCGAGACGATTTATCAAACAATCAATACAAACGCGATATTTGTCTCCGACGTATCTACAGTGATCCAAACAAACTATACACATTTTTTCTTCTGTTTTCCGAGAAACATCAAATCCCTGATAGAACAGTTTTGCTTGAACTAGACTATGAACTAAACAATCGTAACAGATTCTATGTTTTGAGCTCATGAAGGTTGAGAGCTCATGACACGTTTTACACATTCGTCGCGATATAGATTGAACTCTGGGAGCGATGGGACTGGAGATACTGGTCCCTTGAGAAATTACACTTGAACGAGATTCTCCAGTGGGTGGAGGTGGTGGTGGTGGAAGCGTTCCGATGGTTATGTGCGGTACACGCGGACGTGTTAGTCCTCGGTGTGGAGAAAGAGAAAGAGTGGGACGCGGGCCAGGTCCGGCTCCGTCTTCTTCGACTTCGCCAAATCTACCCTCTGTGCGAACATCATCCGGATGTTCGCGATGATTTTCCTCCGTCGCGAATGGCGGATCTGATCGGTATTGGGAATTGCTACTCATTTCTCTCATAAAACTTGTGTCTTAGATGGTATTTGTAACTTAAAGTTTCTTTTGAACGAATAAATAAAATGCAAGCAGAAGAAGCAAGGTATGAACCTTTCAATGACAAATTTGTCATTCTCTACGGAGATAAAAGCCAGTACGAAGCAATCGTGCAGGGAACCCTGCAAGGAAAATGGTATAAACGCCTAAAAGCTTTCTTGATTCCTAAGAATAACGAAGAAAGATTAGAGGCTTTGTTACGTTCTCTTGCTAATAGCGCGAAATTTGATGAGATGGCGAGTCGTATTAAAACTCGGCGTGGTCAAAAAAAATATCATCGAGAGATCAGTGGTGATGAATATTCGAGCGAAAGCGATGAAGAAAGCCCAATTTTGAACTTACGAACATCTACCATCACACCTCGACGCAAGTCGCAAGAAGACGTCAGTAGACGTCTAAGAAACTCTAGAAGAGTCCGTCAAAGAGAAAAATGCCCCACCAAGTCAAAAAAGAAACCCAGATCAAGGCAGAGATTACGCAAAGAGAAAAATCCTGCTATGGTGTCTGAAGATCTTTTGTTGGCAAGCGAATCTTCAGACACATCCGATGAATCTTCATCGGATAGTGATTTTCCGGAGGCCGAAGATCCGCGCGATATTGAAAAAGAACATAAGACACATTTATCTCGAATGAAAAGAATGAAGAAACGAGATGTGTTGGTAAAAAGAAATTGATTTATTTAAGGAATTCATTTGGGAAATATAAAACAAATGTCTTCTATCACATCTCAAGAAGCTGCACAACGCAGCCATGTAATTTCCAAAGCCGACCTCGACGCGGCAGGATCTAGTATACGCAAAGTTGATGCTTTGCCTGATGAATATAATCTCGAATTGTTTTGTTACAATCGATATAATAGTGAAACCAACGAGGTAATTCAACATTGCCGAGGCACCGTCTTTCACGGTGGTAAAAATCTTGTTCAAACTTTCCCGCACACGCGGGAATATAGGACAGAAGACCGAGAACAGATCGAAAACATCTTTCCGGATTGCGCCCCAAAAGACCTTGCAGTTTTCGTCTCGCATGAAGGAACTTTACTGCGAGTGTTTCATCATAATGGCAAATGGTTCTTCATGACTCATCGCAAATTTGACGCTTGGAAGAGTAAATGGGCGAGTCGCCAATCGTTCGGTGCTCAACTTTGTGATGCTATTGTGGCCGAATATGATCGAAACGAAGAATTCCGAAAAAGATGCGGAGATCCCGACAAAGTTCCCGAGTCAACGGTTTTCAGCACCTATAAGGATTTGGATGTCGACAAAAGGGTACTACAGTATCTCGATACTCTTTCCAAGGATTGGTGTCATTGTTTCTTGGTAAGAAGTACAGCAGACAACCGTATTGTGTGCCAAGCGCCGACCAAGTCTAACGGGGATCCCGATCCTACAGCATATCACGTTGGATCTTTTCGTAAAGAAACGGCAGAGTTTTCAATGACACCGAATGACGAATCAACCGGCATCCCGTGGCCCGAAACTCTTAAGTTTGACACATGGGAGGAAGTTTATGATTACGTGTCCGACACTTCCCCCGACAGTACACAGGGTGCCATTATCTATCGTAGCCTGACCGACCCAAATCATGTAAAGATCCTCGGTACGCGATATGCGACTCTTTTTGCTGTGAGAGGCAATGAGCCAAGTATTAAGTACCGATATTTGCAACTTCGAATGGATCCAGGGCAAGTCGACGAGCTTTACAAGCTCTATCCTCGCTATCAAGGAGACTTTGAGAAATACGAGAACATTCTTTTTCTCATTGCGAAGCAGATCCACCAGGCATATGTGAATCGATTCATCAAGAAACAATATGTTACTCTTGATACCGAGCCCTACCAAGTCATGAAGACTTGTCATGATTGGCATCTTACAGACCGGAAGAAACATCGAATCAACATGAGACAAGTCCAACAGGTTCTCAATGAACAGAAACCAACAGATCTCAATAAGATGGTTCGAAAACATCTACAGGTTGCCGCCGCAAAACGCGCGGAAGAAGGAAACAGTGAGACTTTGGCTGGGTCCGCGTTGCAGCCCAATTCTCTACAGTCCGAGCAGATGACGATAATGTCTGTTGGAACAGTGGGCGAATTCACGGACCAGTCAGGAAGAAATGGGCGAACCCGACGTCGCCGCCAGCCTATGGGGAACAGCACTTCAAGTCGTCGAACTGGAGCAAACACTCGTCCTTCGGAATCGAGTGCAACCGAGAATCTTGAAGCAAGGAATGCTAGTGCTCCCCCCATTCTAAATGGAACTTTGGCCGACTTGTCAGATGATCAATAAGGCTCATTAGGATATGGGTCGAT